GAGTTTGATACTTTGTTTGGTGACTATGGTTCGTTGACCTCGGACTATGGGGATTTGCAGGGTACATATGACACGTTGTACGGTCAGTATGGAGCTTTGGAGAAGACGTACTCGGATACGAAGGAGGCGTTGGGTGAGAAGGCTGGGGAGTATGACACGCTTAGTGGGTTGTATGACACGCTTACGTCCAACTACGGCACTTTGACCACGGATTACAACACGGCTATCGGGGATTTGAGTACGTTACAGACGAACTATGACCAGTTGGACAAGGACAAGACTGCGTTACAGGGCACTTATGACGCGTTGTTTGGCGATTATGGTGCGTTAGAGAAGGATTATGGTGCGTTGAGCGGTCAGTTTGACGCGTTGACGAGTACGCAGGCTAAGACGCAGGCGGATTTGGATGCGTCTTTGGCGGATGCACAGGGTCTTCGCAAGCAGAAGCGGATGGGTCAGGCGGTTGATTTCTTGACGGAGAGTGCGGCGGACAAGGAGGCTCGGATGGCGAGTGGGTTTGAGCCGCTTCAGGTTCCGACGCAGCAGGAGTACACGCAGGCGATGGATGCGTTGGGTCAGACGGGTCTTGATCCGAATGCGTATACGCTTGCTCCGATAGATTTCACGGGTGGGTTTGATTCGAGTGTTTTTCAATCGACGCCTATGACTGGGTTTGCTGGCCCTGATGCGTATGGTACGACGGATTACACGAATATATTTGCTGGCCCTCAGATGGGGTTGCAGCCGATGGGGTTGAACGTTGGTCAGCCGTTTAATCCGTACTTTGAAGCCTTGAATCAAGAGTACGGTGTAGATTTTGGACTTCCATCATTAGGGGGGCAGAAGTAATGGGTTTATTTGACGACATAGCAATGGGCACTGGGCTCAAGGAAAAGGACCAAGATTACTACGACCGCACGGCAGCTACGATTGAGAGAACTCAGGGGTCGGGCGCGGCGGACAGGTATCGAGAAAGAACAGCGGACGCACGGGCAGCGGCTCCTGGCGGTTCTACGTCTACTGGAAATACTGTTACCTATACGGACGAGCGGACGGGTGAGACGGGAACTACGATTAGACCCAAGTTACGACCGACGTATGTGGTTCAAAACGAGGGTGGGACGTATAGCCCTGCGACGAGAGCCTCGGACAGAACTGGGATTTTTAATACATATGAAAGTGATGGTAGTGGCGGTCCTGCTCCTGTTTCGATGGCGCAGCCTACGTTTATGGAGTCGATGGGCGGAGGAACGCTTGGTAGCATTTTGGGTTATCTCGGAGGAACGCGTTCGACGGATAGTTTAGTTAACGTTATTGACGGTAAGCCTATTTATGAGGATTCGAAAGGTCGCACGTATTCGATCAATGCATTGGGTCTTCCGTACAACACTGCGGGTAAAGACACGTTGGACGAGGACCCCGAGCAGGTAGCGCGTCGTGAGGCGATGATGGGCGGCATGGGCTCGGACGATGACGGGTCGAGCGTGATTGATGAGCTATTGGACAGCGACTCTGGGACCACGGATCCTTGTCCGGAGGGGTATGTTTACGACAGTGAGCAGATGATGTGTGTGATTGATCCGTCTACGGGTTTTACACCGGACCTTCCGACGATGGAATTACCAGACCCATCGGTGCCACTTTCAGATTATACGCAGGTTGCAAACAACTTTATACCAACCCCACTACAACCTATAGCTCCAAACCCGATTCAGCAGCAGCTATCGCGGTTAAGTCGGTCGCTGAGTGGTCCGAGACAGCAGCAACGGGCTTCGGGATTGGCGGGAGCTAATACGGGGATCATGCAGGTTAAGCCGTGAATTTACAGGCTCTTCCAGAAGAAGCATTAAAAGAGATCTTGGCGCTTACTGAAGCCAAGAAAAAGTTGGATCTTCGGGAGGAAGCCTCTGAGAAGTTCATGTCGTTTGCGCATCACGTTTATGAAAACTTCATCGAGGGGCGGCATCATCGTATTATTGCTGAAAAACTTGAACGTGTTGCACGAGGAGAACTCAAGCGGCTTATAATTAATATGCCCCCTCGTCATTCGAAGTCAGAATTTGCAAGTTACTTGATGCCTGCTTGGTTCTTGGGCAGGAATCCGAAGCTCAAGATTATTCAAGCTACGCACAATACGGAGCTTGCGGTACGTTTTGGACGTAAGGTTCGTGATTTGATTGACGATCCGGCGTACAAAGAGGTGTTTCCTAATACGAATTTGAAGGAGGACAACAAAGGTGCGGGTAAATGGCAGACTGACAAGGGTGGTGAATACTTTGCTGCGGGTGTTGGAGCGGCTGTTACGGGGCGTGGTGCGGACCTCTTTATCATTGACGACCCTCATTCGGAACAAGATGCGCTGAGTGAAAGCGCGTTTGACAACGCGTATGAGTGGTACACCTCTGGTCCCCGACAGCGTTTACAACCTGGTGGTGCAATTATCCTAGTTATGACACGCTGGGGTAAGAAGGATTTGACCGGACGGTTAATTCAGTCGCAATCGGGCGACGTTATGGCGGATCAGTGGGAGGTTGTGGAGTTTCCGGCTATCTTGCCGAGTGACAAGCCTCTTTGGCCTGAGTTTTGGGAGAAGGCTGCGCTGCTTTCGATCAAGGCATCTTTGCCTGTGGGCAAGTGGAATGCGCAGTGGCAGCAGCAACCGACGGCATCGGAAGCTGCGATTATCAAACGTGAGTGGTGGCAAGACTGGGAGAAGGAAAAGATCCCGAGGCTTGACTATATTATACAGGCATATGACACGGCGTTTTCGAAAAAGGAGACGGCGGACTATTCGGCTATTACGACGTGGGGCATTTTCAAGCCTGAAGAGGGTGGACCTGACCATGTTATATTGATGGACGCTCGACGAGGGCGTTGGAACTTCCCTGAACTCAAGGAGATAGCCTATGAAGAGCACGAATACTGGGAGCCGGACATGGTGTTGGTCGAAGCGAAAGCGACGGGTACACCACTTATTGACGAGTTGCGGCTTCGTGGTATTCCAGCCTTGGGCTTCTCACCAGGTAAAGGAAATGATAAGGTAACGAGGATGCACATGGTTGCGCCTTTGTTTGAAGCGGGAATGGTGTGGGCACCTATGCACGAAAAGTTTGCTGACGAGGTCGTTGAGGAAGTAGTTTCATTTCCTAATGGCGATCATGACGACTTTTGTGATAGTATGACTTTAGCACTGATGCGTTTTCGTCAGGGTGGATTTATTTCACTGCTTGGAGAAAACGAGGACGATATGGAATGGAGGCCCCGTAGGAGGGAGTATTACTGATGGCAAGAGCACCAAACATGGTTGATTCGGGGCTGGATCTCGACGACACAATGGGATTACCCGATGTGGAGATTCCAATAGACGCGCCCATGGAATTTCCTGGTGGTGCAGAGGTTATTGACGACGGACAGGGGGGCGCGATTATACAGGCTCTTGCTGACGCGCAAAACATGCCAACACAAGAAGAACTTATTCCGTTCGATGCAAACCTTGCTGAGTTTTTGGATGACGGCACCTTGGGGGAGTTGTCGAGTGAGCTTAGAAGTTTGTACGAAGAAGACCTGGATTCTCGTTCAGAGTGGGAAGAAACGTATGTGCATGGTCTAGATCTTTTAGGGATCAAAACTGAGGAGCGCACGACTCCGTTTGAAGGAGCGAGTGGCATTACCCATCCGATGGTTGCGGAGAGTGTGACACAGTTCCAAGCGCAGGCGTACAAGGAATTGCTGCCGTCGGGTGGTCCAGTTCGCACTGGGGTACTTGGGGCCAAGACGCCTGAAAGGGAAGCGCAAGCCTCTCGTGTCAAGAACTTTATGAACTATCAGATTACGGAAGTTATGGAAGAGTACGATCCGGACATGGATCAGTTGCTGTACTATCTTCCATTGAGTGGTTCTACGTTTAAGAAAGTATATTTTGATCCGACGAAACAACGTGCGGTGTCGAAGTTTATTCCTGCGCAGGATTTGGTTGTACCGTATTCGGCGTCTGACTTGATGACGGCAAACCGTGTAACGCATGTTCTTCGTATGGATGAGAACGATGTGCGTAAGATGCAGGTCATGGGTATGTACCGTGACGTGGACTTACAGACATCGACAGATTTGCAAGAAGACCCTGTCAAGCAAAAAGTTAACGAACTAGAGGGTTTGTCAAAGAACTACAGCGACGATGTGTTGACGGTTCTGGAGATGCATGCCGATCTGGATATCGAGGGCTTTGAAGATTTGGACCCGATGACTGGAGAGCCTACGGGCGTGAAGCTGCCTTACATTGTTACGATTGACCAGACGTCGGGTGAAATATTGGCTATTCGCCGTAACTATGCGCCTGATGATATGCTCAAGCGCAAGCGTCAGTATTTTGTGCACTACAAGTTTACACCTGGTTTGGGTTTTTACGGATTTGGTTTGATCCACATGATTGGTGGTTTGGGCCGTGCCGCGACGAGTTTGTTGCGCCAGTTGATCGATGCCGGAACTCTAGCCAACCTTCCCGCTGGATTTAAGGCCCGTGGAGTGCGGGTACGCAACGACGATGAGCCGTTACAGCCAGGGGAGTTTAGGGACATTGACGCGCCTGGTGGGAGCATCAGAGACGCTATTGTGCCTTTGCCGTACAAGGAGCCGTCAGGAACCTTGGCGCAATTGTTGGGTGGATTGGTTAACGACGGACGTAGATTTGTTTCGTTAGCTGACCAGCAGATGTCGGACATGAATCAGGAAACGCCAGTGGGGACTACGGTTGCCATGTTGGAGCGTGGAATGAAGGTGATGTCTGCAATTCACAAAAGACTGCACTACGCGCAGAAGTCTGAGTTTAGGCTTTTGGCGCGTATCTTTGCGGAAAACCTACCACCAGTTTACCCCTATGAGGTGGCGGGTGCTCCTTCTGAAGTGAAGGCGCAAGACTTTGACGCTCGGATTGACGTTCTCCCAGTCTCAGATCCGAATATTTTCTCTATGTCGCAGCGCATCACGTTGGCCCAGACACAACTTCAACTGGCTCAATCGAACCCCCAGATGCACAACCTTCACGCGGCGTATCGTAGAATGTATCAAGCGTTAGAGGTGCAGAATATTGATGAGATCTTACCTCCGCCCCCACCGCCTCCTCAACCTATGGATCCGGCGGTAGAGAATGGAAGGTTAATCAATGGTCAGGCTCCGCAGCCGTTTCCCCAGCAGGATCATGATGCACACATTCAAGCGCATTTGGCGTTGCTTGAGTTATCTATATTGCAGAATGCGCCTCCTGTTTTGGCGGCGCTGTTTAGTCATGTGTTGCAGCATGTGAGCATGAAGGCTCGTGAGATGGTGGATGCAGAAATAGCGGCTCTGAACGAAGAGCAGGGCATGAACCAGCAATCACAGCAAGAACAAATGCAGCAGATTCAGTTGCTGGCGCAGACGGGTGCTTTAGATCCAGTGTCGGCGCAGCAAATGATGATGCAGGTACAACAAAACGCACCAGTTCAGTTGCAAACGCAGTTTAGCCCAGAACAGGTAGAGGCACGGGTTGCACAAATAGAGGCAGAGCTTATCAAAGAGCTTACGCCGTTGATGACGTATAAAGGTCAGGACGCTTCTGAGCAGGATCCGTTGGTTGATATTCGTATGAAAGAGCTATCGATCAAGGAGATGGAGGCAAACCACAAAGCTGCCTTGGATCAGGCTAAGTTGGAGCTTGAGG